ATTTGTCCAGCAATAGCGTTAGCCATCTCAGACCAGTAGAAGCTAAAGAAAGAAGCTACTGTGAAATCACCATTAGATCCTGCTGCCATTTGCAAAGAAACAAAAGACTGCTCTAAGTCAAACTGACAAACCTGAGCCATAGCAGAAAGAGCACATACGTCTACTTCATGAGAGCTTAAATCATCAGTGTTAAGGTTAGGGAAGTTACAAGGGCTAGTAGCTAGTAAGCCAGAACCAAAAGTAACTGTACCAATTTTAGTTTTGTACTTGATACCAGGTAAAGTACGGAAGTTATCAGGAATTTCACTACCTGAAAGGTAAGCTTGAGCGTAAAACGCATCAGCGTTTGGTGCTAATAATGCAGAAGCATCAATGTTTAAATCAAATCTTAGTTTTCTCATTGTGTTTGTTTGTTTTTATTGGTTGTTAAATTTATTGAATTTACTTAATTTTTGCTGTACGCTCATCTTTACAGCCTCTTCCATTGTCTCCTCTTCTGTTTCAGTAACTAGCGACTCTTCTAATTGATTTTTCAAATCAGCTATCATAGCCACAAGTGCATCTACTTGCTCAGTAATTAATGGTCGTACTATCTCTAAGATAGCCTCTGCATCTAATGCAGGATCTACAGCCATTTCTTCTTCTTCTACTACTTCCTCTTCTACAACAGTATCAGACATTGCCTCTTCTTCTACTACTACTTCCTCTTCTTTTTCTCTAATTTCAGTGATCTCACCATCAACTACAACGTAGATTTTGCCGTCAATTAAGTGTTCACCATCAGGTAATTTATTCATATTATTTAGTTTAAGTTGTTGCTGTTCTTTGAGCTTCATGCCTAGATATCCTTCTATGCTGAAACCTACCTGCCCATCTGCTACCAATTGAGCATAGTATTCTTTATCTGTTACCTGAGCTGTAACCATTAGTGTGCCCTCAGGTACCTCAATGCCAAAACTAGAATAAGCCTTATCCTCTTTGGGTGTATCTACTATCCATGCCTCAAGTACATAAGCAGGTACAGTCTTCTCAGTATCATGCTCTAGGTTAAACAAGTCTTTATTAGACATGTCTCGCATGAACTTTGAATGTATCTTCTCTATCTCCTCAATAGAAAATTTAACATAGTACTCTTTACCATCCTCATCATCCTTCCTATAGATCTCCATAGGGATAAGAGCAGGTGCTACTATGCGATACTTAAGATCATCTGTAAATATCATAGGCTTAACCTGGCTATTGAAAGCCATACCCATTACTTTGATAGCAGGAGTGGATGTAAAAGCAATTTGTTCAATGCCTAAGTCCTCCCCATTTTCAGAGTATTCAGGATCTATAGTTATCTTGTAAACAGGTAGTTTATCTTTTGCCATACCTATATTATAATTATTCATATATTTGTAAAAAAAATAAACTATGGTAACTATTTTAGGAAGGGAGATTCCCAACAAAATTGAGGAACTGACTATTGAGCAGTTTGAAGCAATTACAGATATTAACAATAATAAAGAGATAGATCCTGTGGACAGGCATCTGCAAATCTTTGAGTACTTAGGCATCCCTGAAAAGGAGTTTTTTGATTTTGATATCTCAGATTTTATTGATATTGTTAAAGAGTTTAATACAGCACCAGAGCTTACTAATAACATGGAGCCTGTAGGTACACTAGAGCTAGATGGCTTTACATATACAGCAGAGTTAAAACTAACAGTAAGAGAAACTAAGCTAATAGAAAAAATTGCCATCCATAAGCAGAAGGGATACATCTCAGATATGATGGCAGTAATGTTTAAAGCAGATCACCTAACTACTGCAGAGCATTATTCTGAGGCTCACCTTAAGTTAAAGTCTAAGCACATAAGAAAATTGAAAGCAGAGATCTGCATCCCTTACATTATGTTTGTGGCTAACAAGGTAAAAAACCAAGTAGAGAATGTATCTACCGAAGCAGTGGAGTGAGATAACTGTAGAGCAGTTCATAGAGATATCTGAGATAGATAAATCACAGGGATCCTACTACTATAATACTGAGATACTATCTATCATTTGTAATGAGTCTACTGAGGTGATAGATGATATAGATGTGGATGATATGGTAAAGATAGTTAAGCAGTGCAAATGGGCACTCTCACAGCCATCTAATAATTATAAATCAGAGCTTCTAGGTATGAAAGTTAAGCCCTTTAATAAGCTGTGCCTATATGAGTACATAGATCTAGATTATTATTTCACTAATAACTATATAACTAACTTAGCTAATATCTGTGGTATCTTATACAGGCAAAGCAAAGTTAATGAGTGGGGTGAGGAGATAATAGAGCCGTATGAATATGACTGTACTATCAGAGCAGATAAGTTCTTAGATCTACCAATCACAGATGTGTATGGTATCATTAGTGAGTTTCTAAAGTTCAGAGATAATTTTCTAAAGACCTACCAAAACTTATTCCAAGGTGAGGAGCTACCTGAGCTAACACCAGAAGAGAAAGCAGAGCTCACACCTGAGGAGCTGAAAGATGAGGAGGATAGTAAGAAAGATAGTAAGTGGAGCTGGGAGCGTATGATATACGGCCTATGCAATAATGATCTAACTAAGTCTGATAAGATAGGAGGGCTACCCCTTACCTACGTATTCAATATGATGGGTATGAAAAAAGAGTTAGACATCTAGAGGGAAGCCTGGAGTAAATCCTGCAGGAGGATCTAGTGCTTCAAATGTATAAACTATCCTTTGGTTTTTTTCTAATACTTCCACCACATCTAGTATAGGAAATCTTTTAGATAACCACTCAGTATATTGGGAGTATATCTCAGCAGTAATCCCTGCAGAGTTTAGCTCAGCTGTGAATTGTGCTACATAATCTCTAGGAGTAATTACTCCACCATTCCATAAGAAAGCACCGTTATTTAAAAAGATAAAATAATACATAGCTATTATCTGTATCTCTAGCTTTTCAAAGCCTGTAATCTTAGCATTGATCCTGATACTTTCTACTAGGGTACCTTCACCATCTACTATATCATTCTTAAGTATCCGTTTCAATATAGTAGCCATCCTTCTCCTAGTAGGATATAGCACATTAAATTCTCCTGTGTTTGCGTATCTTCCCATTATTGTATGTTTTCTACTAGCACCCCATAGCTCTGAGTTACTGCTGTTAGTGTATTATTAGTAATTGTGAAATATAGATACTGCTGAGTAGTAAAATCTTTTGGAATTACATCAAAGGCAGCCAATTGTCCATAGTCAGCATTAGCATTGCTTCCTGTAGCAAAAGCTTTTATACTTCCTAAAGCGCCTCCTATTACAGGCATAGTCCTATAGATTGATGCCATTCCTAAACTACCTATAGCATTAGTTGCTATAATAGTGGAGGCTGTTATTTGTGCAAGTGTAGGAGAAGCAAATGTACCTATTCTTATTCTACTCCTAGGAGAAGCACCACCTAATGTAACTACTCTTACAGTAAAAGATGAGCGAAGCATTGCATTACTTATTGTGGTAGGTATAGGCACAGAAGCTATCAAAGTTTCATTAGTTGTACCTGTTACTACTGTTACAGCAGATGAGCAATATAGTATCGGATTATTCTGCTTAGCATTCAATGCCGTTTGCAAATCAGTCTGAGCAGATAGAGTTCCTGTAATACCTCCCCATACAGCACTACCACCACTAGCAGCGTTTATTATTTGAGTGCCTGTAATAGCAGTATTGACTGGAAGCCCTCCTATAATGGAAGTACACTCTATCAAATCTGTTGCCTGTAAGTCTCCTGTGTGAGCAGGTAGATTAGGTCTCCATGAGCCCCACCATCCATTAGCCATATACCTATATTATATTATTAATCTCAAATGTTTAAATCGGCACAGCACAATCTGTCCAGTCATTAACTGTAAGAGTGATAGACATCTGGTATCCTGCAGCATAATCTAGTAGATCATTATTCAAAGGTGTAAAGGTAGGCACTCCTACCACATCAAAGCTGTAGTCAGTGCTATCCATGTAATAGATGTACAAATCATTTAGGATCTGTTGCGTATCACTTAGAATAGTTATGATGTTAGCTCTATCCTTTTGGATGATATCATAACAGAATATATCAAAGCTAAACTCTGTAGTATTCTCAGTTGGGATCACTCCACTAGGCACAATATACACCAGGGGATACTTCTCATCCTGAGTAGCAAAGTTGTAAAGCTGTTCTTTAAAATCACTACCCACTTTGAATACTTGCTTATGTGCTGTATAGAAAGCTGTGATGTGGTTTGTTATGGCTTGTAAACTGTTCATAGTTCTGCTGATTTATTTATACGGTTTATTTTCTGTTGTGTGGATGTTACTTGAGTCTCAGATACTACAGCTGTTACAGTCATAGATGAGCTACTAGATCCACCCCCTGCACTCATGGTTCCACCTGTGTTAGCACTGCCAAATAGTTGAGCAGATTGAGGGAGTACTGTGGCAGCTGATGTACCTCCACCTCCTGTAGCACCTCCACCTCCACCACCTCCGCTAGGAGTTGTGCCTGGTGATGTAAGTATCTGCTTTGCCTTAGCTACGTTTGTTGCAATCTGAATAATTCCTGTAGCAAATTGTGCAATACCTGCTGCACCTGCTGTTAAACTATTCATAGGGTTAGCCTGTGAGTTAGCTACCAAAGCACTGATAGCCTTAGCAGTATCTATACCTATTTGAATAAGAGCACTGGCCTTGTTAAATTTAGCTAGCTTCTCCTGGTCTTTAATTAGCATACCACCTATATCAGTAATACCCTTAGCAATATCTTCTGCTAGAGCTAGCTTTGCATCCCTTGCTTTCTGATCCTCTTCTATTTGTTTTAATGTGGCCTCTTTATTGATATCTGCTAGAGCTTTTTTGTGGTTAGCTTCTAGTATCTCCAGAGCCTTTTGGTTACCCATTGCTAGCTCTTGATCCTTAAGATACTTAGCCTCTATTTCTGCTATTCTTTTTTCCTCTTCTGTGGTAGTAAGTTCAGTAAGTAAATCACTTGCAGCCTTAACCTTGTCTTTCATCCTAGCAGTTTCCTCCTGTATCTGCATAGTGTTATATAGATCTAGCTTCTCTTTTAGTTGCTCTTGAGTTAATCTAGTATCAGCGTTGGCAGCATCCCTTAGCTTTTGATACTTCTCATTTTGTAGTATCAATTCTTTCTCTGCACCTTCTGCCATGGCATCTAATCTAAGCTGTGCTAGTTCACTCTCTACTGCTATCAAGTTCTTTTTTTCAGCATCTTTAATAGCTATTCTTTTTGCTTCAAGTTGTGCTTCCTCTTCTTTATTTGCTTGATCAGTTAAAGTTGTTTTCTCTTTTGTTTTTAATTTAGTATTAGATGCTATATCCTCTCTTTCTCTTTTGAATTTCTCCTGTATTATAGCTTCCTCTTTAGCTAAACCTTCGGCCATTATAGCTATCTCTCCATCTCTAATCTTTCTAGCAGCTGCTAATCTATCCGCTGCATTAGTTGCATTAGCCGCTTTACTATCGTTGTTAGCTTTCTCTCTATTTTTTGCTGCCTCTTTTGCTTCATCATCAGCTGCCTTTTTTTTATCATTTATTAGCTCCTGCTCAAAGACAGCCAAATCATTTATCGAGTTTAGTCTAGCAGTATTGGCAGCAGCATTAGCCTTGGCATTAGCCGCCATTGTGGCCGCCATCTCTTTCTCAAATTTATTCCATGCAGTATAGTCACCTGTTTGCAAAGCACTTGCTCTAAGCTCAGCTACTGTTAACTCATTTTTAGCTTTTAGTTGTTGCTGAATAGCATAGGTTTCATTTACTAGTCCTGCCTGATATGATATGGCTGCCTTTAGTCTTGCTCTTTCTAAGCTGGTAGTATCCTTACCCTGTGCCTTCATGAGCTTAATTTGCCTGCCCATTGCATCATCTGCATCGGTGTACACTTTCTTCCTTCTTTCAAAGCTTCTATCTCTTGCTTCTGTTTCTGCTTTGATTTCTGCTAGTGTAGCCTCTGAATTTTTCTTTGCTTGTGCAGCCGCCTCATCTTCTGCAAATGATGTTAAACCTAATGCATCTCCTAGCCATTTAAGTGCATCTATCACAGCATTAATAGGTATCATTATAAAATCTAACACAACTCCCAACACCCCTATCTTATCTAGGAAGAAACCAACAGCAGCTACAATAGCTATAATAGTTACTACCAATAAGAATAAAGGATTCATAAGTATCTGTACTCCTAGCTTTACAAAGGCACTGCCTAGAGTTCCTAGCATCTTAACAAAGTTACCCATACCCCCTAGTATTTCTTTGGGGTTAAGTTTGCCCATAGTAGTGGCTAGTGTGGATGCCTTAGTGGATGCTTCCTCAAAGTCAAGGCTCATTAAGCTATCCTTAATACCACCTATACCATTACTAACCTGCTCAAACTTTGAGCCCGTAGCAAATACATTTACTGCCTCATTAGCATCTGCTATCTTATCCTTAAGTACCCCTGCTTCCTGAGACAGCCTAGCAATATCTGCAGGATCTGTAGCATTAGCTATCTCACCTTTGAGTGCTTTAAGTTCTGCTTTAATGGCACCGAGGCCAGAGACTTTTATGGGTATTTCTACTTCGTTCATTTTATATGTAGTATTTAATTTCTATTGTGGTGCCGTCTAAGTATCCATCTACAAAGCCTATACCTATTTGAGTGGTAGTAACTGATACAGTGTTAGAGCTTGTGGAGTATTGTGCTGAGATCACCCCGTCAAAGTTCACGTTGTTAATCATGATAGTAGGCACATTAGTGCTAGAGATATATGAAGGCTCAAAGCCATCCAAGTATCCCTCATAAGTACCTACCCCTGTTCTAGTCCAGGTAACACCTCCTAAGCTATCATTTTTAACTTGTGCTATAGGATCTGTTAATCCTGCCTGAGTTAAGTTAGCTATATATATTAATGGCACTATACCTGTAGCTACTCCATTTAAACTGCTAACCATTAAGCTATCTGCTGCCAAAGTATTCTCACTGATGATACGATCATCTCCCACTATCACAGATCTAGTGCCACCCACTATCACATTACCCCTACCCATTACAGTAGCAGTAGCCTGATCACCAAACACATTAGAGTTCACCATCCTAGTAGTATTGATATTACTCATGGCCATCATTTGTATTGGTCCTATCCCTGCCGGAGGGGTTGGTATGTTAGGGCCACTAGGTCCCATGAAGGGTGTGAAGTTAATCTCACTATCAATACTGATGAGCTCTACCTTAGTGAGCTTGTTAGCGTTGGCATCGTAATCAATTACCTTGTTAATGTTCCACCATGAGTTATCTATCCTAATCTTATCATTTAATTTCATGGCCTGGATGTCAGGCTCCTTAAGATTAAACATAGCAGTGAGCATCTTACCATTATTAATCTGGCCCATTGTACGCCTCCAGTATCTATTGTACAGGTTATTCTCTGTTAGGCTAGTAGGTTGGTAGTAGTAGTAATCACAGATGGCAAAGTTAATATCAAAGGTAGGGGTGAGTGGATCATCAAAGTGGCCTACCAATGGATAGCTTGTTAAGTTAATTTGCCCCAAAGATCCATAGTCATATATGTAGAATTGTCCACAGGTAGCTAGTGGCTGTCCTGCTGTAGTCTTATCATATAGGATACGTATATTAGTCTCAGGTGCTGCACCTGCTATCATGGGTACATAGGCACCAAATTGAGTTTTGATTACAGGAGTAGGGCTAAAGAGTACATCCTTAGTATCTACATCCTTTACATATTCATTATCAAAGATAACCTCAGCTTGTCCATAGATATTATTAGTAGCGTTGGTATAGGTTGTGTTTGGGTTATCCTTATCCTCAGCGTATGTTAGTATTATTTTCTTAGAGGTGAGCTCAGGGAGAAATGATAAGTTCTGCTCCTGGTCTTTGGCTAGCTTAGCAGTCCAGTCTACCTCCACCCCACTATCGTAGAAGTCATCCCTATTTTGTAGGAGTAGCTTGTTAGGTTGGGTGCTATCTACTTGAGCATAGATGTTATACATGTTAAAGATGCCCTTAATGAAGTCGCTCTGCTTTATCTTTTTAGGTACATAATCATTAACCTCTATTACAGCTGAGGATGCTATAGCATTTATATTACTGCTAGGTACTATGCTAATTAATATATTAGATATTACAGCCTGTATAACCACTTGCCCTGATGCAGGAGCTAATCCTGATGGGGAAGTTTTCCTCCAGTTTCTTACTGATGCAACGTTACCTATTGTAGCATATTGTTGGCTTACATTTATACCCAAAGTAGCAGATGATCCTAAGCCTATTATAGTGTAACTAAGTGGTATAGTAGTTTGCACTGTTTGTGTTAATATATTTGTAGTACCTACAGGTATAGTTAAAGGACATTGCACTGCATTAGGCACCCCAAACAAAGTAGCATTAGGTGATGTGTTAGTAAATAAATTACTAAAGATAATAGGCAGTCCTGGTATTCCTACACCTACAGCAGGCTTGTAATATACATTAGCAGCTGAACCACCAGCACTACCATACAAAGTACCTCCTGATGTATTCACCAGGTTTAAGCTATACGTCATAGTAATACTATAGTCATAGCTCTGAGCATTGGCTGCACTTATGTTAAAAAATGGTGTAGAATATACACCTGTAATAGGATCAAACTGCCCTTGTATATCATCTAGCTCAGTCCACCCTGTTAAGTTAATCTTAGTAGCAGGTGTTTGTGTGGTAGCTATTGAGGCTATGTTACTAAATCCTGCCCAGTTGTTAGCTCCATTGATAGTAGTGGGTGCTGTCTTTTCTGCTTTGACTAGCCAGTCCTGATAGTCTAAATTATCTACCCCTCCATTGTAAGGTATGAAAAGCTTTTCAAATCTATCATAGCCCATGGTAGGCCATGTGTAGGTAAAGCCAGCATCCTCAAAGATCCTATCAAAATAAGTCTTAGCAAAGATAGCAGGCTTAAACTCTTGAGTACTATATACACCATTAGTAGAAGCAGGGAGAAAGTATTTAAAGCCATCTACTACAGTGTTACTAAATCTATTAACTACATTGAATGCATTGTATACATGGTTAAGGTCTGAGAAGTCTATATCAGTTAGTTCCTTGTTAGCTATGGCTGTAAAGAAATCTGCTTTGCTATCCTTAACTAATACCTCATAGGTTACGTGCTCTTCATATCCATCTGTGAGCTGAGTCTTTACTACCCCTGTTAACTGCATAGAGCAGTCCTCCATTATTGGTATGCCATCCTGTATAACTGCACAGGTAGTGAGAGCATTAATGTTGAAGGTGCCCTCCACTATATTCACATCATAGTAGTGGTTTAGTAGGTTGTTGTTATTCTTACTACCAGTGAGCGTGATGGTCTTAGAGAAGTTACCCTTCCTTTGGCTTATATCCCTGATATCTCCTACCTGAAAATTCAAAGGGAAGGCAGTGCCCTCCTGTACATCTAGGAAGCCTGTTGCGAGTTGTATCTTAACCATTTACGATATTGTTATTAGCTAGCTTAATAGTTACGTTCTGCTTAATTAAATTCTTATTCCTTTGGTTGTACACCTGGTAGTCTGATGTCATGATGTTACAGCTGATATACTCCTCACTCACAGGCACATCACAATCATTTGCATAAGAGCTTAGCTTAACATATGTGAAGGGTGAGCTGATGAGCTCAGTGAAGTAGTTAGCCATGTCCATAGTCATGAAGTTAGTGGCTAGATCTAGGGTAGTCTCAGTGCTCACATAGGTGTTTGTCATACCTCTCTCAGTGAGGGCATAGTCCCAGTGGTTACTACCATTGATAAAGCCCGGCACATCCTGATTAAATTGCTCACGTGTTACGTTACCTTTCTCATAGCTGTTAAGGCTAAAGGCAAAGCTGTTCCATGAGCCTAGCTTGTCTAGGAATAAGATGCTGTACTCAGTGGTGCGGATCCTTCTATCTAGGGTTACCCTGTATCTTGCTGAGCTTATCACCCCATTACGTTCATAGTGGAAGTCATAGTACTCAGTGGTAGGCTCTATCAAGTTACCTGATCCAAAGACCAGGGTAAGCACCCCAAAGTTGTTAGGCCCTACTGATACACCACTAAGATGGTCTGCAGCTGTGACGTTCTTTTCAAAGATGTTACCACCATCATTAGCAAACACCATGGTATCTGGTGCCGTTGGGGATCCATTAGCTATGCAGTTCACCCACATATCCTGAGATAGGGTAGCGTACATATTTTTGTTACCTGCAGGGTAGTTAGTCAGGAACCTATCGAATACACCATTAAGCATATAATCCTGAAAGTTATAGCTAGGCCACTCACTCCATTTGATAGCACCATTAAACACGTATCTGTTTAGCACTGAGGCTAGGTTTCTGTTGACTGTCTTTCTCCCATCTGCATAGGTGATGGCACCATCTATATTAGCATTGGTTACCAAAGACCATAAGCTATTAACCACTATGTAAGCAGGGTTAGCTACTAGCACAGTGAAGAGCCCTTCAAGGTTTGGGTTGGCTACACCTAGATCTGCTTGTGTAATGTTAATCTGATCACCTAACAAAAATGTATTAGCTACGTTTATTCTCACCCTTCCTGCATAGGGAGCTGTTACCCATTGAGTAAGTGCTGCAGTGTACAAAGTGGTAGTCAAGTATTCCTCCCCTATCCTTACATCATATTTGTAGTGGCTGTTAGTAGCGTTATATACTGAGGTGTTATTCAAGTTCAGGTCATAGCTTACCTTAGCCTGTAACAGCTTCGATAGATCTATCTCACCAAAGCCAGTGCCATAAGTTGGGAGCACCCTGTACTCTGCTATCTTATTTAGGGTACCACTCTGATATATATCATAGATAAACTTGAAGCCCTGCAGGTTAACATTGCTACTGCTGTAGATGTACTTAACAGGGTTGTATGCAGGAACTATTACTTGTGGGGTTGCTTGTGCTACTAATGCCATTACTTGTCTTTACCTATATTAGTGTCATTACTATTATTGTTTTTAAAGCCACCCATAGCTATGAGGTAGGCATGATCTAACATGGCCATATGCTGTTGCATCCTGTCAGGTCTATTGAATACTATCCGTACACTCTTGCCGGTCTTATGGTGGATGTATGCCTGCACCACCTGTATCTTATGTAGCGTATCAGAATGCATAGTAACTATCATCAGTGTAATACTCCTGCCTTATGTGAGTAGTGGCGTATCTTATTGCATCCATGGCATCATCAAATAATTTGACAGGCTCATCTGTTATGAAGTCCCCTATCTTTTTCCATTTGTAGTTTTCATACTCTCTCTTGACTGCCTTATCATCTTGACATATTACGCCAAAGGTCTTAAGGTTGTCTATCCCTTTCTTCACCACCTTGTTTGCGTTCTGGACATCATACCCTGCTATGTTCATCTCCTGTATAATCTCAGGCCTAGAGTAATCTGCTAGGATGGTAACCGTTTGTTCTATCCCTAGGGTGCCTAGCTTCTCTATGAGCATAGTAGTGGTGAGGTAGCTCTCATATATCACAGGCTCTATGTAGATATCATTATCACAGTAGTATACCCTCATCAAAGCTGTGGGGTGATTGTAACCGAAATCTAAGCCATACACGTACTTAACAAACTTAGCAGGCCTATGAGCTACAAAGGACCAGTTGCTGTAGATGTTACTCTTAGAGATAGCCTTCTCACCTAGGGCATAGATCTGATACAGTGCCTCATCTGTTCTAGCTAGATCCTCTATCTGTGCCTTAATGCTTTCAGGTAGGAAGGGGTTATCCCTGTATGTGCTCTTTATCTTTACGCTCTCATCTGCAGGTAACTCATACAGCCATGATGCACTATCTGATGGGTTGTAGTCAAAGATAAGCTTATCCTCTGTTCTCATGTTAAGCTGGGTGAAGTCATCAAAGTACAGCTCATTAGCTTCATTACACCAGGCTATATCCCTTTTCCTACCCCTTATTTTCTGCTCATTATCTACTGAGAAAAACTCTACCATACTACCATTGGCAAAGGTGTAGATCTGTTCACTCTTGTTATGGTTCTCATCCTTATACAGCCCTATATCTTTGAGGATCTCTATGAAGTCCCTGAGCACTGTAGCACGTAGGGCAGGGAAGGTCTTGCGTATCACTGACACCACCTTGTTGTTGTTCTGCAGGCAGTAGATGATCATGAGCTGACAGAGGCTGTAGGTCTTAGAGCTTCTACTACCACCCTCATTAATAATGAATCTCCTATCTCCTAAGATGGCATCATAGTTTTTCTCAAAGATGGCAGTCGCTTTTATATCCATAGCAAAGCTAGTACCTAGTTAGATACTATATAGTTATTATTATTATTATACTACTTAACTATAGTAACAGTTATAGCAGATATCTTTTCATCACCACTGGTAACATCTGTGTGTTCTTTCAGTGCGTTTAATCTTTGGGTGATGGATGCATTATACTGCCCCACCATTCCACCCTCTATCTGATCCATTCTAATTGCTTCCTCTATGCGTGAGCAGATTGTCGTATAGTCAGAATATCTACCCCCCGTATTAGCAAAGTAATCCTGCACACTACACTCTTTATCAGCAGCATAAGTTCTAAAACCTACCTGAGTTAAAGGTCTCTCTAAAGGGATAGCTGTAGCCTCTCCTGTTTTAGTAGATAAGCTGTAAGAATATCTAGGTGTAGATTTACACCACGTTCTATATCCCTCAAATAGCTCCCACATTTTCTCAGGGGTTTCTATGTGCTTAGGTCTCATTTCTCCTCGTTCTCTACCCCTTTATACTTTGCTTTAGGAGTGCTCTCTTCAAATAGATATCCTAATCCTTTAGAGGTATAATACACATGATCCTTAGCAGTCTCTTCTGTTACTGTAAAGCTGGTCTCAAAATTACCATTATACATAGTAATATACTTTCCTAGGTGTTCAGTTTTTGTTTTCATATTCGGTTATAATTAAAAAGGTGTAATAAAATGCTATCCATAATCCTGCTGCCCTACTAGCCCACTCATAATCTAGAGTAAACAAAGCTAAGCCACAGCTCAAAGCAATTAATAGGGTAAAGATACTAATAACATGGCTCCACTTCATACCTATATTGTAATTTGTTTAAGTTTTGTTTTAAATCTTTGATCAGGTAGTAAGCTGAGGTGTGAGTAATATCGAAATAAGTAGCCATTGCCCTGCTGGTAGTGTACCCCTTATCAATAAACGCCTCGAATACTATCTTTTGTACCTGGTCTTTTATCTCTGATCTATAAATTTCTATTAATCCCTTGTTAAAAGAGTACATCTTATCCTCCCTTATCTTATCTGCTAGTTCATCATCCTCTATCCTATCCCCTGAGTTATCAATTATAGCCGTTATGCGGTCATCTTTATGGCTCTTTGATGTACTCCATAGGATTTGATATTTAATAGTGTTTAAAAGGTAGCTTTTGACCTTATCCTCATCTGCTACATAATCATTAATGGTAAGCACATGTAGGTAACTGTTATTTATGACTGTATCAGCGTCTATGTACAGCCCCATCTTAGATAGAAAATAAGCTGTATAAGCTCTTACTTCGGGATAAGCCCTGCTAATGTACTGATCTAAGAGCCTTTTCATACCATATCATAAAATCTTTGTACCATATCCTCCTCCTAACAGATGCACAGAAGCACTCCCTAGGTTGCACCCCTTCATATTTAATCCTAATCTTTAGCATAGCTACGCATGAGTGCTTAGAGTACCTGATATTCTCAGGTAGTAACTCTATCTCATCTATTAGTTTTATCTCAGCTTCTGTAAACATTCATCTAGTATATAAGCAAGTAGTGCAGCCTGACAAGCCAGGATAAAATCAAAGGTACAAATTATAGTAAGCCAAAAAGCCACACATTTAATACAGCCCAGTGCAGAGTGTATATGTATGGCTATTGTGCTATGTGGTTTATACTTGAATAGATAATCTATAGTTGCCTGTAAAGGCTCAAAATTAACAAACCACCACGCTAAAGGAATAAGAGCTAGTAATATCATAGCTCAAATATAGTAATTTAATTAGAATGGCAAATCATCATCCTCTGACTTGAATGGTTCTGCAGGTGGTGATAGTACTGCTGGCTTAACATAAGGCTCTTGAAAAGTAGCACTGAAATACTTCATACCTGCCTGTGATGTTTTAAGCCATAGAGCTACCTCCATCTCTTTACCATTAACGTTTACCTTCCCTTTGTAGTCGGGGTGAGTTTCGCTTGTCTTTTTATCATTTTTAAAGATAGCTCCTGAATTATTCTTTGTTTCCATTGTTACTTATTGTTTAAAATTGTTAATAAATACATTATAGTGCACCACCACCCCCACACAATCGCAGGGGCTAGTAGTATTGATATTAGGATGATCATAACGTAAGATCCTCTTTAGGCCATTTAATCTCTTCACCATACACCTCATTAGATAATATCTCAGCCATCTGTACAGCCTCTTTAGCTATATATAGTTTAGATGTACTAGGGTTATGTACCATAAGTGCATTCATAGCAGTTATAGCCGCCTCATGTTTAAATTGTATTCTGTTCATAGTTTATTTATTTCTTGTTTAACTTCATTCCAATAATCTATAGTAGGTTGATAAGTAATTAAAAGCAATAATTCATCTACTGCAATCAAAGCACATTGTTTAGCATCGTGTATTTTCATTGTAAGATAGCCATCATATTGACCACCTATTTCAATATCAAGTTTTTGATATTTTTCGATTAACTCCTTTGCTTTCTCTTTTGCGCTCATAACTGTGTTATTAATTGGTTAAAATACTCCCTACATTGTTCTACCCTCACCTTGATCTGCTCTATCACCTCCTCATCTCTTTTGATTACAAAGGTCTTCACTCTCTTAGCATCAGGGATGTGGTCAAAGCTGTGTTGCTTCTGCACCTGGTCTCTTAAGTCCAGGCTCTCCTCCATTAGTCCTAGCTTGTAGTGTGCACTCTTTACCTCCTGCTCTACTATGGCATGTGGTGTATTGGTAAGGCAGTAACATAACAGTGCCTCTTGCTTATCACATAAAAACATATACCCTTGCAACTGATAGTAGTAATCTTTATTAGGGCACTCAGTATCGAACCATGGGAACGTGCTGCCACTCCATGAGTTCTTAACATCCACTAGCACCTGGTCTGTAATTACATCGGGAGTACCTGTTAGCCATTCATTACTAAAGTTCTCCTCATTCTTAAACAGGAAGCCCTTATCAATTACATCCATTACAAAGCTGAGGCACATATCCTCACACTCATTACCCTTATCAGTATACTTACTAGTGAACTCTTTACGTATCCCATAAACGTGTGCCAGGGCTAGGCCCTGGATATACGTTTTTGTTGTTTGTGATAGCACCTCCCCTTTAGTTTTGGGTGAAGTCATTATCTTACCTATAGCTGAACATCTTATTTTCATATTACAGGTATTAATAGTAGTGAATTAATCTGCACATCTGTAAGATCAAAGCTATCCTTTAACTTATCTACAGTATACTTACCATCTGCTATAGCTTTCACTGCCTCAGCAAATCTTTTGTTATCCATCTTAGGCTTTGCAGTTGCTGCTATATGCCCATCATCATCTGTAGCTTGTAAAGTAAGTAAGCTTTGAATAGTGTACCTTCTGAAGTAGCTAATCTGTGAGCCCTGCTTCTGAGCATCCAAGCTAAGATCTAAAGTCATACAGCTAGAGATACTAAAGCCAGTGTATATGCATACAATCTGAGTACACACACTACCACCTTCTATAGGCTGTAGCAAAAGTAGATCATGCTGTAATAAAATAGGCTCAACAGTTTCTAAGATACTATTGATATCTGCATAGGACTTTTTAAAATGGGGGTTAGTAGCATTCTTATGTACTTTACCGATAAGTTGTTTAGCTTGGTGAAGCCTCACATAGAAGGGAGCAGGCTGCTGCTCAACCTCCTTAGGCTTTGCAGCCCTTGTAGTTGTTTTTTCCATTGGTTAGTTATTAATTGTTTACAAATATACTACTTATTAATCTATTTTAACATTATTATCTAAAATTATTTGTCTTAGCATCTCCCTTACCTCATACATATTCTCTTTACCATTGTATTTGTACTCAGCTCTTAGCCACTGATCCATCTCCACAAGTGCCATGTAATAGTTGAAGCCATTGTTAGCGTGGTTAAAGTTCTCCTGGTCCTCAGGTAGGTTAAATATTAGTTTTGCTTTCATATCATTTCTATTCATTATATGTGGTAACTTTTACCCCTTATCCTTTATCAATTTGTCATTCTATACTTTATCCAGGCAAAAGTTATCATACCAGATTACGAAATCATCAAAGGTCTTAGTAATTATATATACTCCTCCTGCAGCTTCTATCATCTGCTGATATTCTTTCTGCACCACTGACTGCTTATCCTTCCCAATCTTTACCTCTATCTTTACAGATCTCCCATAAATAGTAGCAGAGATATCTGCAGATCCTGGAGTGCCTGTGCTCTTGGTCCACTGCCCTGCAGTCTTAGTGCCATCTGTTCTATATGACTGCCTGAATACTCCCATTGTATTAATTCTTTCAGCTTGATGCTGTGAGAAGTTTAGGAAGTCCTTAACACATTTAGTAAGCCCATTAGCCGTAGCATCTGAGTACTTGGTGAAGGGGATAATGTGCCCTGGTGCTGAAGGGTACCTGTAGGACATGTACTTTTCCTCTAGGTCCTTAAGTCGTTGTTTGTTTTCTTTGTTCATTTTTCTGTTTTATATGTTCTGAATATTTAAGTTGTCTTTTAGGATTATCCCAATACTTCTTGAAAGCAGGCATCAATGAATTTAATTCTTCCTGTAGTAAAATCAATTTGTTCTCTAAGCTGTTCAATAGTTCTGCTTGGTCTAACTCTGGTGTTAAAAGCTCGTATGTGTTTATCAGTTTCTTTGTATTTAGCATATGCTTGTTGTATTGATATATGACCTGCTGCAATTCGGTTTCTAATCTCAATTTCGTAGCTTTCTTCTTCTCTAAAATATAACCATTCAGTTCTGATAGGTTGCTTATAATTATCTTTTCTTTTTCCATATGTTAGTTCTATAGTTGGTATTTTATACTGTTCAATTTTTTCTATATCCTCATAACTTTTTGCATGTGTTACATTTACCTCCACTATGCACATGATCTCACCATCACTATCTAAAAATAAACAATCAGGTCTCATAGAGTAATCAGGTATCTTTACTTTTATATATCTAGCAGCCTCAGCTTCTAGCAATACCTTATCACATTTAATTGTTAAATTATCTAGCTCTACTTTTTTATTATCCTGAATATAGTACTGGCAGTTCAAATGAAAAATTCTATCAACTTCTATTAGTTCACCTGGCATTGATCTAAAGTGATGATTATTTTTATCACCTTTTGCAGGATATACTTGATATTCAATTGCACCATCTATCAATAAATACCTTTGCCCTGTCTCTACCAGTGGATCGTTAATATCATATCTGATGCCATCTTTAAAAGCATATTGTATCTGTATCATACCTTAGTAATTTTAAAATACCTCCCTCCTGCACTTCTACCCTTCTCTAATTTGAATTTCTTAAACTTACAGTACTCACTAATCATACGTAGATAAGTCTGAGCATTAAGATCACTCCATCCACCTGTGTAAGCCTGAAAGTCCTGAATGGATGCATTGTTATAGTGTACCACATCATTTGTGATATTACCCTCTATAGCGTAATCATAAAACTCCTTGTTAGTAGCTGAAATAAACCTTTTGTGATCAGCATTGATAGCTATTGATTTAACTAAGCCCATTGAAAGGAATTTCTGCAGGTTACTTATCATGTAATTATCAAAGATTAACCAATCTAATGCAGTCCAGTGATCAAATAATAACCTCCCATACTCATCTAGTGGGCTCCTCTGAGCATTAAAGTACTGATTAAACTCTATCTCATGCCTTCTCCTATCATGGCTACCACCTGCACCACTTATCACATAGTTGGTAGTAATCACAATCTTAGGGGAGCGTTCAAATGGGATAAAGATCTCATCTTTGTTTTTTCTATTCACTGTAATTCCTTCTGAGATCAGTGAGAATAACTGCTCAAAATCAAAATTCTTTTTTACATCATCAAAGGCTAGGATCTGACTATCTAAATTTACCCTCTGATATACGAAATCACTCTTCTGTGGGTTGAAGCTCTTACCATCTATCTTTACTATATTTCTAATCTTACCAATAGCAGTTAGCACTAAGCTCTTACCACTACCTCCATTAGGATTATCATCTATCTCCTGATCATTAAAGATTATTGCCTTCTGATCTGTTTTATCTTTGTAGGTATGCAGTAAATAACCTAGGGTAGTCTCTAAAGCGTTTACCCTCTGCTCATCATCTGCAGATACTTTGGATACAAAGCTCTTGAAATCATTTTGAATGGTCTTAGTTGGCTTATAGTTCCTGTCTATAATTTGCCTATCCCAGATATAACCATCTATATCTATGTACGGTACTATATCCACCTTATTCTTAGTAATCTTAACTACTCCATTACGATAAGGGATAAAGCTCACATCCTTAGTATCCTGTAGCATCATTAGCTCAATAGGATCTAGCATTGAAAGGTGCCCATCTGTAAAGAGGTAGGGTGATTTGCTACAGTAGTTCCATACATCCACCTGCTTCTGCTTCATTAGATGCCCTAGCACAAAATCCTTTATCTGATCCACTGAGCTGAGGTTAACTTTGTTCTCTACCACCCTCACAAATGTAGAACGTTCTGCTCTTTCAGGGTAGTATTTTTGGAAGCCGTATTTATTCAGGAAATCTCTATACTTCATAGGATCCACAGAGATAACTTTCTTATCACTAATAGCCCAGAATGTATCCTCACTATTAGCTACCTCTTTTTTTACATCCTCTACCACATCAGGCTTAATGTCTAATTGCTTAGAGATATCACCTGGTGTTATCCCTTCCTTAAGTTTAGATTTCACCTTTAAGATGGTCTCTTTATCCTCAAAGTATTTAGTGCCCTTATCACTTCGTTTGTATGCAGATCCTACACAGGTATTAATTTCTATCTGAGTGAAGTCTTTATCACTGTACTGATGTAAATAGAATTTAGCAGTATTCTCACTTATGCCATACTCCGCAAAACAGCTAGCTACTTTAAATACCCAATTATTTCTACCATTAGATATATCTCCATGATTAAACTTCATGATGTTCTCAATAATCTTACCTTCATTAGTCATGGGTAGCACTGGCACTCTCTCAAAAGAGCTATGCCCTTTCTCCTCTTCTATAAGATTAAATACCTCAGCATCTAAATTGATATAAGCAGTAGGATCGTAGGACTCAAAACATACCCTGCTAACATTACAGCTGGATGCATCAAAGTAATCACTATCAATAAACTCCTCAAAAGCTTTAAACCTTCTCTTATGGGTGAATTTATCAGATGGTGGTATCTTAATCACGCACTTTAAGCCTTTACCTGATGGTGATACAAATATCATAAAGACATTAGTACAGTTCATTAGCCTTACCTTCTCAGCTTCCATCACCTCAGCGCTAGGGTAATCATCAAAATCTAAGATACAAAGCCCTGAGTGCTCTATTAGGCCGTTATCATTACGTTCATTAAAGGTGCCATTAAACATGATAGCTCTTAGGCTATTCTTTAAGCTGCTGTATGCAGGATCATCCTCATCCATCCCTCTAAGGGCTGTAATCTTTTCTATTAATTCTGGGTACCCTTCCTTAATTCTATTGTACACATCCACCACATCTTGAGTGTAGGGTGTTTCTTTAGAATTGAAGAGGGATTTAAATACTGATATGTTCATATATTGGTTAGTTTAGGCTGTAAATATACACATTTATTCTTAATCATGACAAGTTTAGGGTATTTTATGACGGGTTTATGACAAGTTTATGACAAGTTTTTTTTAGCAAAATCCGCACTGCTATTGAGTATTAGCGATTTTATGACAAGATGACGAGAAATAAAACGAAAAAAATTATTTGAATTTTCAAATGTTTCCCAACCTCCCCTAATAAGAGAATTTGTCATAGCGTCATTTTTTAATAGTAATTGCATCTGATCTGCTCTTTAAGTTTCTCTAATTTATCAATAGTGTAGCACTCCAAAACACGCTGTTTAAGTGGCTTATAATATTGTGGTAGTACAAACTGCTCTCTGAGCTCTTTTGTGTGCAGCATATAAGCAGGATCTTTTTGCTTTGTGTATATATTGTGCTTAGTCATACCATTGATAACTGTTGCATGGCTCTGATTAAACAGCCTACCTATCTGAGATAGTGTCATGCCATCCTTTTGGAGTACATGATATAGGTAATATCTCCGATATAGTATAGGCATATACCTGCATTTTTCTTTAAGATCAAATTTATCTATGATGTATTGTACCTCTTCTAGTCTAGTCATGATAATAGCTTAGGGTTAACTGATTTGAATAGCTCACTTTGACTATCCACTAATCCTACTGCATTTATATAATCTATCTCTACCTTAGCACTGGCTATGATAGAAGCACTGAGTTGTGCTATTGCTTTTGCCTTATCCACCTCTTGTATTACCTGCTCTGTTGTTAATCCCTCATCACTTAATCTTTCTAATGCCATGAAAATATGATCTCTTAGATCACTTAGTTTGTTGTTTGCCATTTGTTTTTGCTTTTAGTTTATTGTTTAATTTAATTAGATCCCTAACCTCTGCAGGGTATCTGTGTATGCTATTCATTACTGCCATTTCTCCCCTGGTCTTTACTTGCAAATTGCTGAGCTCACAATTCAGGTAGTTACCATCTATAAAATTAATAACACATCCTTTTGGTATCTCCCCATTTGCCTGAGTCCATACATGCCGTTGTAATAACTCCCAGTGGCTATCTTTAATCTTTACATATTGGTAGAACCTACCTGTTTTATCTGCTCTTACATGGATGGTTCCTACAGGCTTTGTGTTATGTGGCTTGTGCCCTTGTTTAAACATTGCCTTTTTTACCTTCTCATAAGTTTCTGCAGGCATCTGCTTACCCTTATTGTATGGAGTGTGCCCTGGCTTAAATTGGAAGGCCTCACCATTTCTCATACCCTCTTTGTATCTACCACTTGCTGCAGTCTTAAGATATACAGGATCTTTTAGCAGCTTATATCTGTAGGCTATATTATATACCTTGCTTCTACTTATTCCTAAATCCTTAGCTATTAGAGCAGTGCTTTCAAATGGGTACCTTCTAATTACTTCTGCTATCATAGCTCTTCTACTTTATAGCCATTATCAATATACCACTGTGGTGTATCTGCTTGCTCATCTGTGTAGATGTAATCATGCAGCTTACCATCTTTACCTAGGAAGCACTCCCACCAAAAGCCACCTTCAGGCTCTACGCTATCCTCTAGCCATACTCTATATTTTTTCATACTGTTCTACTTTTAGTATTAGTTTTGGCCACATAGCCATTAACATTATTGCGTGATCTCTATCCAGGGCTTCTAGTATTCTGACAGCTATCCTCTTTTTACCACCATCAAAATAGTTATAGGTTACTTTAAAGCGTTTCATTGATATAGTATTTGTAGTTATCATCTTTCTGCACATCATAACCAATCTTTTCATACATCTTTAAGTATCTGTAAACTGATCTAGTGCTGATGCCTAAATATCTAGCCATTGAGTGAATAGGCCTAGGCTTAACCTGTAAAAACTGTATTAGTTTTATTACTCTCATCATCCTATACTGATTCATTGCTCTCAGATTTAAAGGTTTCGTTGTAGTATTGTTCAAATTCTTGATTGTTTTCTTGTGTTGAGTCTTCATACCAATCTACGTCAAGTTCCCAATTCCAAGTATCTCGATAAGCAAAGCCTTGTTTATATGAATCTTTCATCTGCTCCTTCTCCATTTCTTTGGCTTGTTCTAATATGTTATCACTAAATACAAATCCAAATTCTAATCTTAGCTTTTCTCTAAGCCACTCTACTGCTGTTTCTTTCATTTGTCTTTTTTTATAGGGTTATTATCTAATGTGCTGAGGTAGTCTAGGTATAATTGTAAGTTAAAGCTCCCCCCTTTATCACCCTCACTCTTTTTATTTTTCCACCAGTCCATCTTAGCCTGTAGGCTAAAGTGCGTAGGTGTAGGTGTAGTTTCAGTAGTCATCTCTATCATTATTTAGTTCGTTCCAATAATCTTTGTTGTCTTCCTCCCATTCTAATACATTAAATCTCTCAGGATCCTCTAGGATATAATCCTCAATAGCTGTTATTATTTCTTTTAGCTCATCTTTGTTAGGAGTGAAGGGATGGCATACGTTATTACACCACTGCTCACCTTTCTCCAGGGATACATCTACTACACACTCACCTGTCTCCATGTCATAGGATACAAAATTCCACTCAAAATCTAAGATAAATTCAATGTGGTCAATCTCATACCATAAGGATGCTGTGTACTTCTGTACTTCTAAATCTCTTAAGTCCATTTTAAAGCGTTTTAAAGGTTAGTAATGTAAGCTAAGGTATAAACACTCACCCAAAACAATATAAACACAGCAGAGGTGCTTAAAATGTCTCTATGCTCATCTGTGAGGGGTGTAAAGTAATACACAAGGTCGGATAGTTTCTTTCTCATTTCTTTTGAATTTTGTAAAGGTTATCAATTGCTTTAATTTCTGCTTGGATTGTTTGTGATTTCTCCATGGCTAGAGCCACATCGCAGATCAGCTTCCATTTCTCTTCTGTAAAGGATGTGCCTGAGTTAATTTGCTGGAGTAGGTACTCAACAGCTGTTAGATTTTGATCGTTCATAATTGGTTAGTTTTAATTAGTGAAGCAAATATACGAACAAACAATTAATTGTATACAACTTTTGCGTTATCAATAATCATTCTAAATAAGGAATAAGGGTAAAACCTTATAAAAGTTGCCCTTATAGCAGGATATAACCTTAAATATACTTTACAAAAAGTGGTTAATATGTTAGTTATATCTTACATTAAGACATTATTATAGCTACTATGTTAGTTATAACCAACAAAGTAAAATAAGTAGGTACAATTCTACAAAGATTTGTGACAAAAAAAACCCCCTGCTAAACTAACCAAAGGTGCAGAGGGCTTAGGTAACACATTGGGCGTATTGACCTAGTGCAAAATTACATATTAAATTTGATACTATCTATATATTTGGTAGTTTTTCTTTCTTTAGTAGAGTCTCTCACACATTTAATGGTAAGTATCCTACCACCTAATGGCTTAATGGGTGCACCTCTCTCTACATGCCATCCATGAGATCCATCACCGTACTCCTCTTTGTAGGTACCTGTTAGCATGAGGTGTAATTGCTTCTGCTTAAGTGTGTATCCAGATGCAGGATGGCTTTCTACTGTATCTCTTACATCATTTCTACAGCTGTTCTCATGGATATGTCCCATCACGAATACATCAAACCCTTCATATAGTTCTAATGCCCTAGTTAAATTGATAGCACCTTTGGTAACTATACCACCACCACCTGATCCATGGAAGTATTTAATCTTAGTGCAAAAAGATGAGGTAGTGCTTTCTAATGATTGCTTTATTATTAGCCATCCACCATAACCACCTACCTGCACATTAGATCCTGCTTTAAAGTTTAGGATATCTACAAATCTCTGCAGGATATCAGTCTCTTGAAATTTAATTATAGCAGTTTCATGGTTACCGTATCCTATTAGCTTAATGATGTGAGCGTATGGTAGGAACCACTCTACAGCTGTCTCTACTATGCTATCTAAATACCTAGCATTATTGTGCTCAGGTCTTATATCAGATTTATTCCTCCTGTTATCACCTCTCCCCTGCATTAAGCAGAACATATCACCATTAATCATCACAGGTATCTCCTCTTTTAGGCAATAGTCCAGGTGCCTCTTAATTAGATCTCTATCAGTGTGAGGATTATCCCAGTGCAAATCACTAAGAATAGCTACTTTTACTTCACTACCTGCCAACACAAGTTCGTGAACATTCTTACCATGTCTAATCATAAAGTTATTTAAAGGGGTTGTATAGTTTATCTAGTAATCTAAGAATAAAGAATAGAGCTATCCCACAGCCAAATCCTATAAAGAATAATCTCCAGCTGGTCTTAGCCTTAGTTAGCTGTACCTCTTTACGCTGCTCTTTAGCTTCCTTATATATGTACTTATACTTAAGCACATCCTGCTTTAATACCTTAGTTTTATATCTATATTCTATCCTGGTCTGATACCTGGTCTTAGGCATCTCTAGGATCTGAATAATAGTATCTTTAGTGGTGATAAATTTCTCCCATACAATAGTATCATTAACTATTACAGCCACACTATCTATAGTGTTAATCTTTATGGTATCATTTGCTATGCTTAGCCCAAATCTCACAGCTTTCTTATAGTGATACTGTGCTTTTTTAGCATCAGAGCAGGAGCCTAATAGGCATAGTGCTATAATTGGTAGGATGTATCTCATAAATTCTGTAGCATTGCTATCATACGTGGGCAGGGATATATATCACTCTTATCTTTTCTCACACTATTGTGTGTAAATATACCATTTTCTCCCCTCAAAGCACGTTTATCAATATCAAAGATGCTAGCATAGTAATCTCTAGGGATATTATACTGATCACAAAGGTATACTAGAAGCTGTCTAGTGCTCTCTATTTGTGCATCTGTGTAAGCCTGCCAATAGATATGCCCTTTGTATGGTTTGTCTAAGATTGTTATCTGAGTATAATCTACTTTGCCACCTACATAGTTATAGTAGTAGCCGTTTCTTTTAGTTAATGGGCCATAGTTGCAGATCTCTATCCCTACAGATAATCTATCTAAGCCTCTGTAAGTTACTCCTACCTCACTAAATACTTCCTGTTTTAATCCTAGGTGGTAAGCCCAATTTTTGGAGCTGAAGCACTGCACTATTGTACCTTTGGAACCTATGATAAAAGCAGTTGCTACCTTACCTACTTTCTGATTAAAGAATTTAGCTACAGATAGGGCATCTGGTCCACCTGCAGTATGGTGCAAATAGATTTGTCTCTTGTCAGTAAGCTCATCTACGTATTGATCTTTAGATAATCGGTGTTGTATTATCTTTGTTATATCTAACTCCATCTATATCGGTTTTAATTTCTTTAGATCTTTGTAGTAACTGCTTAAAAGCGGACCATATGTCGATGCCTTTTACAGCTTTTATGTTCTCATTAATGGAGATAACCTCTATACTACAAAGCACTAGGGATAAGATTTTTGTGAGCATTAATGGTACAGAAAAGAATTTCATGATGATATCATTAAGTATCCAAAAGTCTATAAGATAGAAACCAATTACAGCCACCTCATAAAGCATCATTTTGGATATGATAGTGGATAGCTTCCTAGATGTTATTTTAATCTTAAGTTTCTTAGCCTTCCATATCCCTGTGATGGTATCTACCACTATAGCAAAACCAATTAAAAATAGTATCCCTGATATAGGTAAAAAGAAAGCTCCTATCACTGTTAGTAATTGTGTTATTGATTGTTTAATTGTGGTTAATAAGATGGCTAGCTGTAGTCTCATAGTATTAGTATGCTGTTATTATAGCCATTCTCTCTAAGGTTACCACACATACCAGTGCATACATTTTGCCATTGAGTGATACAGCTACAGTTGTTGAACATAGGCCGTAGATCAGTATCCATGTTAGTGGTAGATATGAATATAGGGAATAGATTTTTGTTAGCTAGTAGCCATCTGATAAGTCTCTGCTCAAAAAAGCTAGCTTTCTGTGCATAGTGCTCCATCCCAAAGGCTACCTCTGATCTAGATACACTAGCAGAGTAATCTCCTGATTGTGTTTGTAATCCCTTGTTTTTAAGTTGGTAGGTTAATCCAAAAACTGCATCCTCTGCAGATCTCCAAGCTATCACTGGCTGTATAAACTCCACTAGATCTATCTCATCAGGTGTAAGCGTCTGAGCATTGTAAGCTGTTAGCATGTGATTGTAAAAAGTGGTGCCTAAAATAGGCTGTACTCTTAGTGCTGCCTGAGTAGCTATGTAAGGGGTAACATCTGTTACATCCACATTAGCAGTAATAGGTGTATTAACTTTTAAGTATGTTTCTGTTATGAAGTATAGCATTATACAGGGGTTGTTGTTTCGGTTACTACTATAGCATCTGCTGCTCTTTGTGTTACATCACCACCCTCTATAGGAGGAAGGGAAGCTAAAGCTCTCACCTCATTGATAGTCATTGTCTCTAATACTTTAGTAGCTACCAATGGACTAAGTGAGTTAAGTGCATCATTAGTTTTGGATGTATCACCCTCTAGCTCTACTATATTCTCATTAATTATCTGGAAGTTATTGATAGTAAATTCTGCAGGGATTTTGGAGATGGTTAATAGCTCATTAAAGATAGCCATAACACATCCTCTTAACTCCATTACTACATTCTTTTCAAATATCACATAAGCCTGCTTAATATCTGCACCACCTCCTAAGCTACCTGTAGTACGTACTCCCATTAAGATAGGATCTATAGTGTGAGCAAAGCAAATCTGTTCTGTGTTAAGCTGTGAGGCTTCCTGAAATAGACTATCATTACCATTGGTAGGTAAGCTTTCTATCTTAGGTAACTGATCCTGTGAGTTAGCAAAAAATGCAACAGCTTTACCGGCATTAGCAGCACCTTTCATTCTATCAATAGTTTCTTTAATCATGTGCTTCTCCTCCTCAGACTGCGGTCTCTTAGGAAACATCATAGCAAAGCTAGGAAAAACACTATTTTGGATATTAGATTTAGCAAAGTAGCTAAGCTCACCTGATAAGAAAGCAAAGTTAAGAGCTGAGGTGTATTGTGGTAGTGAGTAGTAATCCTGCCCTAGTGATTTAATCTCATAGCAATATAACTGCTCATAATCAGAGCATGCTACGTGATAAGGTTTAATTTCTTTTACATCTATATTTGTGGACCAGTCCTCACATAGATAGTACATATCTTTAAATCTAGATATCCTTACTTTCTCAGGTGATACATTTTCTATCTTAACTAATTTCTTAGTGCTGTCAAAATAAAGTTTAAAATAAATTCTATTGTGCACAATTAATTGACGTGTAACAGCTTTAACTATATGCTTTAATTTAGTTTTCCTTTCAAACATATAAAGCTCTAGTTTCTCAGGGGTAGTTAGTTTGTCAGTAGCCAAAGCAAAGCCACCACCTATCACTGCATTAGTCTTATAATCTACTATGGCACCATGTAAGGGACTAGAAAAGTACATCTGGTTAAGGAGCTGAGGGTATAGGTTATCATTACCAAATCTCACCCACATATTAGTGGCATATCTACCATTAACATAGGGCAGGGATAAATCACCTTTACCTACCGGTAGGAATGGAGTGCTGAAAGATTGATATCCTTCCACCATTTCTGGCCCTGTGCTTTCTTTCTTAAAAAAATTATTATACCATGCCATAGTTAATCGTATATTGAGGTGCCTACTGGCCCACTTACCACCATTCTACCCTCTTCTATTACCACACCTGTGGTTTGTGCAATAGTTAAAGGTAAAACATAGGGTACTGAGCTCTCATAAATTTGATATATAAACTGCCCTTGTAACAAAGTAATATCTACAGGCTCATTAAGTACAAAAAGATTGTACCTTTCAGGCCATAAGCTAGTATCTGCAGTAGTAAATAACTGAGGTACACTAGTAGTATTCATTTCATTAGTAAAAGCAAAGAGATAGTGAGGGGTAGATACAGTAGTAACCTCTGTTAAGGTTAGCACTACCTGGTTAATCACCCCCTGTTCAATGTATATCATACCTATATTATATGTTTACTTCAAAATGTTTAGAAATAAAAAAAGCCCCACAATATGCAGGGCTAGTTTTAAGCTTGTTAAGAGTATTATTGTATTCCGATAGCAGCTAAAGCTACAGGAGTCATATTAACCTCATAGGCCAAATATTCATTTTCTCCTAGCAAAGTAACGGCATATTTAGAACCATCTGCTCTAGCTGTTCCCGAGCCTTCAGCTACGCCTGTAACTTGCAAGTAAGGGAAGTACCAATACTTACCATTTGCATCTAATACTACTGCAGTAAGATACTGCTGTCCTGATCCTAAAATTTTGATAGCTCTTGACTTATCAGCTTCTCTGCGTTGAAACATTAAGTTAATAGTAGAAGTAACATAAGATGAACCATTGATTAAATCTATAGCAGCCTCTTCTGTAAAGCTAGATGTATTTCTACGGATGTAATAGTTCTCAAATAATGGAGCAAGAGCTACTAAAGTGATACCTGTGATATCCCATCCTGCACCTGCAGATGGATCTGTAGGAGTGATAGAGTCAATGTTATCCTGAGTGTTAATCCATATACCATAGATACCCCCTGAATTATTGTCGCAACTTTTTAAAATAGCCTCTAGGGCCTGGCATGTTGTTGGCATGATTTATATGTTTTATATAAAGGGGGTTGCCCCCCTCTATGAGTTAATATTAAGCGTAGTAAACGATATCTGTAGGGTTAACAAAGCTGAAACCTACTTTCATGTTAGCACGTGTTCTGATAACTGGCTCAGCTACAGTGTCAGCTAAGTTCACAGCACGTAAGTCAGAAGAATCACCTTCACCATCAAATGCATAGATAAGGTTGTCTTTCAAAGTAATCACAAATTTGTTATTGCTCATCCCTGGACAAAGAACTATTTTGATACCTAAGTAAGTCAAAGCTAAATCCTGAGTGATGTATGCATTAGTGTTACCTGAAGCTACACCTAAACGGTAGATATTAACCAATTGAGTAGGCATGTAGATACGCAAGTCAGCAGTACGTGAAGCAATAGCTGCAGGAACCAAAGCAAAAGCAGCTTCTAATTTTGCACCTAATCCACCAACACCTGAGAATGTAGTGATAGCACCACCACCACCATTGATAACATCACCAGCTAACTCAGAAGCAGCTAATTGTTTCTCATAACCATCACACAAAGCAAGCTGTGGGTTTACAGATAATACATCACCTTGCCATCTTAATGCCTCAATTTGTCCAGCAATAGCGTTTGCCATTTCAGACCAGTAGAAGCTAAAGAAAGAAGCTACAGTGAAATCACCATTAGATCCTGCTGCCATTTGTAAAGATACAAAAGACTGCTCTAGGTCAAATTGACAAACCTGAGCCATAGCAGAAAGAGCACATACGTCTACTTCATGAGAGCTTAAGTCATCAGTGTTAAGGTTAGGGAAGTTACAAGGGCTAGTAGCTAGTAAGCCAGAACCAAAAGTAACTGTACCAATTTTAGTTTTGTACTTGATACCAGGTAAAGTACGGAAGTTATCAGGAATTTCA